GTGACATTATGTGGCAATTCATCTGTTGTACGCCAGCATTTGATGCCGATGTTGAGGAGGTCAGTTCAAATATCCGTGATATTGTTGAGAGAGACGTATCAGATTTAACTGACGAGATAGCGTATGCTAATTCGGTGATGGCTAACGCTGTTGTTGAGAGCATAGCGCTGTGGTTAGGGGAACAGGCGGCTGTTAGTGCGCCTGTTGAAAGTGCAAGTGTGGAACTTTTACCCAACTTGCCCAATGAGAATGCTATTGTTGTTGCACGTCGTTGTGGGCGTGAACAATTGGCTCATGACTTTTTAGAGGAAGTGAGACAACTCCGTTTGTATATGGATCAGTTAATAGCACTAGGAATGTCAATTGCTTCAGCCCAAAATGAACTTATGAATAAAGTTAATGAATGGTTGGCGTCGCAAGGGACTACAATGATGGAGATACAAGCGCTCCTAAGTCATTATAGATTATCCGATGTTCCAGATGACACGCCTAGTGGTGATGGTGTGTTAGTCCCATTGAGTGATAGTGCAGCAGATAGTGTGTTGGCTGTACAATCACGACCGCGTCCTGCCCTTCGAAGACTTTTTCCGTCTTTGGTTGGTGCGTTAGTGCAGGATGCTCGTGCTCGCTGGGGTTTGTTGCCTTACACGAATGCCAACTCTTTGATGGTTGGACACCATATGCGTAAGCAATGCAGAAATGCGTCATTACGTATTAGTGCAGTGGACACACACGTCGCTCTTGCTTTGAATCAATTTTTTGTTCCTAATGGTTCGGATATCTTAGCGAAGGGGCAGCAGCTAAATTGGAGGGTTGCTGAGCGTTGGCGTTCTTATGATCGTGTTGGGTTATCTTGGTGGAGTTCACTTTTTGTGAAACCTCGCCAAGTTCCCACCATGCTCGTGTGAGGGTGCCTATTACGCGTCCGGGGTGCAAACAGTGTTTCATTGTTGGCTCATCCTAAACTAACCGTGACGCGTAATGGGGACTTTGTGCCTCCGAGGAAGTGGTTTCAACTGTCGGGACTTGGCCCGACTCACGACCTTGGTGTGCATAATGCCACGATTGATGTTTTAGAGCGTGCGTTGTTAGAGCGTGCGTTTATGTGTGTTTTGAAGTCTGGTGAAGTAGTTCCTCCTCTAGGTAGTACCTTTGCTGCTTGGAGAGAGATGGATGTTTATTGTAAACAATTAGATAAGTATAATGGTCGGTATTGGTATCCACAAACAGCTGTTGAGGTGGTGGACTACTATAAGGGTAGCAAGAAAGCATTATACGAACGGGCGAGACAAAGCTTAATAGCTTCACCCGTTCTCACTCAAAAGGATAGTATGAGTGTTGTCTTTGCCAAGTTTGAAAAGGCAAACTTGGATAAGGCTCCTAGGTGTATCCAGCCTAGGGACCCAAGGTATAATTTACTCGTTGGAAAGTATATTAAACAGATAGAACACAGGATATATCGTAGTATTGCAAAAGTCTTTAATGTAGTCAATGTAGGTGACCAACCTACAGTTATTAAAGGTTATGACGCTGTTAAGTCGGCTGATATTTTGCTATGCAAGTGGGGTAGGTTTGCGAATCCCATTGCTATCGGTCTTGACGCCGTGAAATTCGATATGCATGTTTCAGTTCCTGGTCTTCGGATGGAACATGGTGTTTATCTGCGCATGTTTAGAAATGATCCCAAATTGCGTAGATTGTTGGAACGTCAAATCAACAATAAGGGGAGAGGGTATTGCAAAGACGGCAAACTGAAGTTTCAGATTGACGGTATTAGATTTAGTGGAGATTTAACCACTTCGGTAGGCAATTGTACCCAGATGACCGCTCTTGTGTGGACGTGGGCCGTTAAGGCCGGTGTAATCGTTGAGTTAGCAAACAATGGTGATGACTGCGTCGTCATTCTCGAGAGAGAAGACGAAGCACGATTTCGTTGTGGGCTAGAAACGTGGTTCGCAGAAAAAGGGTTTAGGATGGAGGTTGAACCAACAGTCGATTGTTTTGAGTCGATTGAGTTTTGTCAATCTCATCCTGTGTGGAACGGCAGTAATTATATTATGTGCCGATCATTACCAACTGTCCTCATTAAGGACTCTATGTGTCTAATTTCCTTAGACACCTGCAAAACATTTAAGAAGTGGTGTGCGGCAGTTGGTATGTGTGGAGGTAGCATGTCAAGCGGTGTTCCGGTAATGCAAAGCTTTTATCGCGCATTTAGGCGGGCGGGTGGTGATGCCATGCCGTCTCGGGCGTTTATTGAGAGTATTTATAAGAACACAGGACAACTTGAGCGAATGGGCGCTCTAAGCTACAGTATATCCGAGATAGAGGCAAAATCTCGATTTAGCTTCTGGATAGCGCATGGAATAACACCAGATGTCCAAATTGAATTGGAAAAGTATTATGATTCGTATCATATTACTTATGAGGGGTTAAAGGAAGTTTCCAGCGTGCAGATTAAAGATACGAATTATATTGAAATCCCGCAGAATTAAAGTATCAAAACAATCCAATGTCTCCCAAGACGTTGAAGAAAATGAGAACGAAGAAAATGAAAACTATACAGAAGAAGAAAAATACACCAACTGCTATTGGGCGTGCTTTACGCGCTCTTGGTGGCATCGGTGGTGGTGCGCTAGGAGGAATGTTAGGAAATTCAAGCCTAGGCAGCGCGGCCGGGACTGGACTGGGTAGTCTTGTTAGTAAGTGGCTAGGACAAGGCGATTACACAGTTACTTCCAACAGTCTGGTAAGTCGTGTTCGTACATCAGGTGATATACCATCTATGCATAGTAGTGGTCAATCTGTAATGATACGACACAAAGAGTTTGTAGGAGATGTTTATTCATCAAGTTCGTTCGCAATTGCAAATACAATTGTACTGAATCCAGGATTAGCCGCGAGTTTTCCATGGTTAAGTACAATAGCTCAGCAGTATCAAGAATATACGTGGAAGGGTATGGTTTTTGAGTTTGTTTCAACTAGTGGCGATGTCGTTGCTAGTACAAACACTGCTTTAGGTAGTATCATGATGGCAACACAATATCGTTCAACGGCAGCAGCATATTTAAATAAAGTACAGATGTTGAATGAATATTTCGCTAGCGATGCAAAGCCAAGCGAGTGTTTCTGTCATCCCATTGAGTGCAACCCCAAGGAGAATCCATATAACGTACAGTATGTGCGTAGTGGTGCAGTACCAGCAGGGGAAGACGCTAAAACTTATGATATCGGTACCACATATGTGGCAACCATCGGGCAGCAAGCTGCCGCAGTTGATATCGGTGAGTTATGGGTGTCATATGAAGTGGAATTGCGTAAACCTGTCATATCAGGTTCTATGGATTTCGCTGGAGAAGCCGCTTATTTCACTAGTTCTACTGGTGTTACTACGGCCGCTCCCTTTGGTTCAACGACGTTAACTGGCACCAACACATTGGGTGCTACTGTGACGTCTACCGTGCTTACTTTACCAGTAGGCACCATTGGAAATTATCAATTGAGTTTATTGTTGACGCCATGTACAGCGGCTAGCCTTATTGGTTGGGCTGCTGGTACTAATTGTACACTTAATAACTCACACTACTCTATTTATAGCGTAGGTACTGGTTCGGCTTTTGCCACCGTACAATTGACAGTGACTGATCCAACCAAAGTTGTGACGTTTACACCAACAGTGACAACTGCCACTGGAGCAACGGCGATGGTATTTAGTGTTATACAAATACCGTCGCCATTTGCCGGCTATTTTTAGTTGGCATGTATATTAGGGCAGCAAGCATGTGCTAGGGATTGTCGATCCCTCCCGAAATGCGAGAATTTGACTGTAACTTTGTCATAAACAAGTGGGCAACAGGCTGGCGCCAGGGCTTTACGACCCCTCCCTTTTGTGAGTATTGGCCATGTGCTGCCAGACTATGATGCGATGCGTGTGAGTATATAACTTTGATCACGCAACGTGGAGCGAATAAGCACCACTGAGGATGGAATCTCCTCAACTACGTCACGAGTGATAGTGTCGATGGGCAACAAGCGTTAGCTGGGGCATTCGAACCCCCCCTTTTGTGAGAATGTAGTGACGTGTGTAGTTCGTAACCCTGCGAAGAAAATAAGAGAAGGTAGAAACAGTTGGTATTGATGTTGGTTCAATTTAGATGGACTTGCTGTGGTGTTGATGCATATGTGATGCATCGTTCACGCACTTAGTCGACGACGGAAAGCTGGGGAGTT